ATTTTGTAAAACTACATGAAAAAATTTAATACAATTATTTTGGATACCACAATCTATATCTTAGATTTTCTTTACAGAGGTAGAGACTTTCAAAGATTTTGGGTATTAGAAGTTATAGCAAGAGCACCATACTTCGCATTTATCAGTGTGTTACATTTTCGTGAATCTTTAGGTCTTAGAGGTGAAGAACACATATATCTAATGAAAGAGCATTTTTATCAGGCACTTAATGAAACAGAACATCTGGAAGAAATGGAGCTTAGAGAAGGTAACAAGTATTGGATTGACCGCTTCTTTGCCAAACATCTTGTTTTACTTTATTATTGGATTATGGTTGGGTACTATCTTGTCGATCCTGTTGACGCTTATGATATCAACATGAAAATTGAGAAACATGCTTTTGAAACTTATGTAAAATATAGTGCCTATCATCCATTAGATACTAAAATTGCTGAGATCGCACAGGACGAATATCAGCATTCCAAAGAATTACAAAATGCTATGAATTTAATAACATAGATAATACTAATCATATGTATTAGTTTATGTTATCAACAGCATATCGCCTTCGTTTAGAGGGAATCTGTAAGTCAATTGCAGCAGGAACAGAAGTCAGTATAGATGATATGATATGGGCACAAAAACTTGCGAAGGCAAACACAAGTGCGAGAGGAATGTTAAGTTCAGCAAGAAGATTAGCAACAGATGAAGATGGATCTTGTTTAAAATTTTTAGATTTAGGAGATCCAAAATCAGACAAAAAAGGATTTAATGGTGCGGACGACATCGTTGATTGGTTTAGACAAGATAGATCAGATGATTGGAGACAACGAGATTGACAGTAGTTCACAGTGTAAATGTTATGATATTACTACTATTGATTTCTGTAGGAATTGTGATATACTACATATTGAGATACGACCATTACTTTCCAAATGATTAGTTTTTTACTTTTCAGTTCAAGTTTTTTAAACTTTTGTTTTTATATTTTTGCAATCGGTTTTGTGGTTGCATTAGGATTGGAACAGATTGTCAAAAAAAGTGGCAATGAAAGAAACATCTATATTGTAGAAACAAATCGTAAATATTTGTGGAGGCAAAGTTGGATTGTAAATGCCTTTTGGTTTTTAACTAATCTTGGTTTATATTTTGTTGCAAGAAATATAACTCCAGTAGATAATTTCTGGAGTGAAGGATTATGAAAAAGAAAGAAGAACGAAAGTATGCTGAAAACAGAGAAGAATTATTTCGTGAGTTTCATAGAGTAATCGCACCAGTGGTTGTAATGAAAGTAGAGGGGAAAGATGAATAAACTTTATGCCACTTGTATTGTTGGTTTTATGACATGGTGTGCTGCAGCACATGCTTGTAGTCCTCGTTTGGATGGTGAACCTACTTTTTGTCCTGACCCAGATGTTGTACTTGATCCAAAACCAAAACCACTTTTACCAAAAGAAGAGATAAGGGGAGAGATTGATATTTACGAACCAATGCACTGGCATCAAATGCAAATGATGTTTCAAAGAAATACAAGAAGAATAAGAATGGAACAAAACGCAACAAAACCTTCTGATGCTATAAATAGTGCACTAGATAATTTTTGGGAGGTTCAAGATGGGAGCAATGATTCCACCGAGCAGGAAAAGCTGCTATAATTTTAGAGTAACGGAGATTAATCGTGTTGTTGACGGGGATACTATTGATGTCACCATTGATCTTGGGTTTGATCTATACAAGAAAGAAAGAGTTAGAGTTGCAGGAGTTGATACGCCAGAGAAAAGAACAAGAGATCTGGAAGAAAAGGCACTGGGACTAGATGCTACAAACTGGATGAAAAAAAATTTGGAGGATGCAATTGATGGAGATGATGAACTCACTATACGAACTGAACTTAAAGGTGGGATGGGTAAGTATGGCCGCTTGCTTGGTTGGTTATACATTGGTGATGATGAAGTATCGCTCAACGAAAAAATGATCACCGAAGGATATGCCTGGTCATATGACGGTGGCACAAAACAGAAAAACTTCGAAGAACTTCGTGAAATACGAAGGTCTTTCGGTACATTACAGGAGGGTTAATTATGGCATTATCAGATAAAACTCAAAAGATCTTTGATAAGGTCGTTGAATGGGACAAGAAAAAAATTGCTTGGTTTCAGAAAAAATTTAACTTAACTGACTACCAAGTCCTTTGCATTACTTTTGCAAAAGGATTTATTATAGGTGCTATTATCTTATAGGAGAAAAATCATGTTACAAAAAATTATCAATGGAATCGCTATTGCAAGTGGTGTTGTATCTATCACCGTCGTTGGTGCTGTTGGGGTTGTATATCTCAATAAAGATGCTATCATCGAAAACGTCAAAAGTAAAGTAATGGAATCTGTCATGCCTGATGGCCTTGGAGATTTAGGATTACCTTCAACAGAAGGAACATCTTCACCATTACCATCTGGAGTAGGTTTAGGAGTTCCTAGTTTTTAATGCTTGATTTATTTTTCTTTTTAATAATAATTCTATTCATAGGAACAATAATATATGTGTTTTCTAAATGGAATAAACAAGTTAGATGGTTAATGACACCTCTTATTTGGCTTAAGAATATAATAGATCCACAGTGGTGGGCAGAAAAAATATTCTTTAAATTAAAATTAGATAGATTAGCAAATAATCCTTGGAGAAGATGGGTAGAATCATTACCTATGAAAAAGAGAATAGCACTTGAACTATTTTTCTTTCTACCTATACTAATATTAGTGGATGAGTATATACTTATGCCTTACATTGGTATGGCAATTTTACCTTGGAACTGGGATTGGAGTGGAGGATGATGAAAAGAACTATTATTGATGTTTGTGCGATGACATCTTTTGTTATCGTTGTTATGTTAGGAGCATCTGCCTTGAATGTATATTTCACTAGAGAATCTAGAATCAAAGAGAATCGAGATTGGATGACAGGTGTGATTGAAAAAGAGGTTATTAAACAAATTAAATTTATGATGCCAAGTTCCACTGGAACTGTAGTCAAATGACAATACCTCATATTCATACCATTCGTAATAATAATGTAAATATTCCTAATGTTACACATTGGATGATACGACAACCTACTGTTGATCATTTAGTGCCACCTGTGGTATTGAATATTGGTAATCCGATTGTCAATATGCCTGGTTGTGTAAAGATGCACAAAGATAATCAATATCATAATAACGGTATACCAATTGATAAGGGTCTTGTAGAGAATGATCCTGATCGAGCAATGACAGTTTGTGATGCTGAGTATCCATCATACGATGCGATGAATTATGAACCAGAGCAATTAATAATTACAAGAGAAGCAGAAGTTCCTCCAGTTGCACCACCACCAGAAGTTGAACCACCAGAAGTTCCACCTACTGGAGATCTTGGTGTAAAGGGAGAAGTACCTTGTCCTGGCCCAGGCCAGTTAAGAATTGGTGATGTAACACAATCAGGTGATGAAAGAGTTGTAGGACACCGACTTATTGATGATGGTAAAATCTGTGAGACATTATATGAACCTACCACAATAGTTGAAAAATTTCTACCACCAGTAAATCAGGCAGCAACTGTGACAGCACTTGCAGTGGTGGCTACAGCAGGTGCAGCAGCAACACCATTATTAATAAGAGTCATCAGACCTGTAATCAAAAAATTATGGACTATTGTTCAGAAAAAATTAGGTAAAGATGTTAGACAATTATCTAAATCAGAAATAGAAACTAACAAGTATCGTGAGAAGAAAGGACTACCACCCATTAAAAGGAAGTGAAGAAGAAGTGTAAAAAATGGAAGTGTCCGAAATACAAAGGTAAGAAATGTAAGTGTGGAAGATTACTTAGAGTTACCAATTGATATTTCTTTTAAAACATTTGCATCAGTGCTGATAGGCCCTTTTGTTGATATTTCGTGTGTATGTTGTTCTACAACACCTGGTGGATTGACTAATACTACATCAGCACATACAGCATAGTATGGTGATTTTGGATGAAACATCACTCCAGCTTTCATTTGCTCACCACAGTTCTTAAGTCTTGCTAATTCAAAGTCTAATCGCTTATTTGCTGTCAACTGTTTTTGTAAATCTGTTTGTGTCTGTGCTGCTTCCATACATTTCTCTCTTGCTTCCTTGTCTAATGGTCGTGACCATGTAGCAGATACACCACCTGATATGTTATAAACTTCTTGTTGCCCTGTTCTTGTAGGAACATAATATAATATCTCACCTGGATTGTCGATCTGACCGTCATCATCTAAATCTGACACGTCGTACACTGGATCCATATAGGTGTGTTCGAACGGCCGCTTAAAATTTCCCGTCCCAGTGAGGTAGGGTGTAACGTTCATGGTAGCACCTTGACACTGGATGCCATTACCATAAGTATTCGTGATGTAAGGGCCCTGTAAAACCTGAATAGCTTGGTTCGTAACTGAGCCTGAAGAGTTTGCTATTGGGTTTGCAGTCGCACTAATACCACCTACGTCAGATGCCAAAGAAATTGTCGGTGTTAACAGCGATAGTACTAATGTACTTATTGTGTAAACGTTGAAGTTGTGTCTGTGACAGAATTTATTGTGGTGGTTCTCTGTATTATTGTGTGATTTGAGAGGCCAGGGCCATGATATGTTTCCGTGAATTGGAAGGCACCACCTGGTGTTTGCATTGTGAAGTTTGGTCTTTCTTCTAGATTCAAACCATTCCATGTTGAAGTCACTCCATCTAATGTAATTTGTGTATTACTTATTGAACCTGTTCCTGTTGGTGTTAGATCACCATCTGCGACTACCCCTGAGCCCGTTACCGAATACTGCCAGCCCGTATTATAGTCCATACTATTTATTGTCTCAGTCACAGTGGAAGTTGTGGTCGTATTTGAGGTCATTGAGCCCTGTGTAAAATTAGGCACCACAGGCACAGCAACCGCAGTCCTCGCACTCGCAAGGACAGTTGCACCCACAGTTAGGACAAGTACCTTTTTCATCAGTCATTATAGCACGATTTTATTGGATGGTCAACGTGGTCACTACCTGCCCAGTCGCTGTAGTACCTGCTCCACCAGCTGTTAGTCCAATCGCTCCATCTGTTGCGATAGTACCTGCAAGACTTCCTGCATGACCACCAGAAGATGTTACAGTTTCACCAAAAGCTGGCATATCCATAACTGTTCCGTATGAGTTAATCGCAGGAGCTGCATTGTCACCTGTTACTTCAGCAGTGTATGTATGTGCAGTAACATCAACACCAGATCCGATAGTATTTACAGCATCACCCATAACGAAACTTTCCGTTAGGCTGAAAGCATCACCAGCTGTTGTAACTGTATAAACACCATCAGTATGTCCTGCTGCTGCTGTGCCAGACTGTGCAGTAAGACCACCCATTGTACCTGCGGTGATATTAGACCCCTGTACACTGTAGGATGAACCAATTCTTGTTGCATCTGTAGCTGCAGCATCAACACGAAGTTGAGTTGAAGCAGAGATCGTGTGAATAATATCAGCACGAGCAGTAAAAGGTGCTGTCATCAATAACATAAGTAAGGGTATAAATTTTTTCATTCCTTTGAGACAATATACCTATTTGCTATTTAGCAACAATTTTATTACATAAAGATTAAGAAAAGGTAAAGTGTAGTCCATTACACTTGACAAACGCTTAACATTTCTTTATAATAAATAACATAGTGAGGATTTCCTCACCATTTTTGCACCCGTTAACCGAGACCTATGGGTGGATAAATTACGTCTCTCATATCCACTAGTGAAGGGATTACAGGAAATATAGTATCGCTCTACCCTTTGAGCCCTACTTATTTTAACGTCCTAATGACAACTCTTTCAAGACAACGCAGTGGCGGTTTGCTAAAAGGCTGGCCAGAATTCTGCGAGTGGGTAACATCAACAGACAACAGATTATATGTTGGTTGGTTCGGTGTACTCATGATTCCATGTTTGCTCACAGCAGCTGCATGTTTCATCGTTGCATTTATCGCAGCACCTCCAGTCGATATCGACGGAATCAGAGAGCCTGTAGCAGGTTCTTTCTTGTATGGTAACAACATCATCTCAGGTGCAGTTGTTCCATCTTCAAACGCTATCGGTTTACACTTCTACCCAATTTGGGAAGCAGCAACCGTAGACGAGTGGTTATACAACGGTGGTCCTTACCAGTTGGTAATCTTCCACTTCCTAATCGGAATTTCCGCATATATGGGAAGACAGTGGGAATTATCATACAGATTAGGTATGAGACCTTGGATTTGTGTAGCATACTCTGCTCCAGTATCTGCTGCTTTCGCAGTATTCTTAGTTTACCCATTCGGTCAGGGTTCATTCTCAGACGGTATGCCTCTAGGAATTTCTGGAACATTCAACTTTATGTTCGTGTTCCAAGCAGAGCATAACATATTAATGCACCCCTTCCATATGGCTGGTGTAGCAGGTATGTTCGGAGGATCTTTATTCTCAGCAATGCACGGTTCACTTGTTACTTCATCTCTAATCAGAGAAACAACAGAGCAAGAGTCACAGAACTACGGATACAAGTTCGGACAAGAAGAAGAAACATACAACATCGTAGCTGCACACGGTTACTTTGGTCGTCTTATCTTCCAGT